CTTCGATAAAACCTTTTGCATTAAGTGATCTAAAATTATTTGAAACGATTGCGGCCATAATTGTATCCTAGGAACTTCGGTCCTTTTCCGGTTGAATAATTGTGTTAACGTTAAAATTATTTATAGTACTTGTATCGACATTTTCTATATTAAATGATCCTAATTGATCAATTCGATACTCTCCAGTAAACTTTTTAACACCAAGTATTGGGTTTTGATTATAAATTTTTCTTTTAAAATAATTATTATTTCTATCAATATTTGTTGTAGTAACTCTTCCAGTCACTGGGCTAATATGCTGAACATCGTTACCATTAGTTACAATTCTAATTGGTTCAACTGTAGGTACACGTTTCTCATGAATAGAGTTACTTATTATTTTTACTTCTGGATCATTAATATATCCTAGTCCAGCATTTGTAATTGAAAATCCGTTTAACCTACCTTCAGCTTCATATCGTACAACTGTTGCTGTTGTTGCTGATAATGTGCTTCCATCATTATATGCAATAAAGGTATCTCCAACATTCCATGTTGTTTGTTGATCTCTAGCAATAGAATTAAAGTTTGCATCTGTTGCGTTGCCTTTAAATGCTACTATATATCGATTCAGCAAAGCCAATTTACTAGTACCATCTAATAAAATTTCTGTATTAAGAGTAAGCCTTGCCTCTGCATTTACATTTGTAGTTAATAGCCGTCCTAAGCTATCAATTGCGTCTGGAGGTCCGATTTTAAAGGTTGGTGGTACTCTATATTTTTTAGTTGAATTTAAATTTATAGTTAAACCTATTTCTGATACTTGAAGTTTTGCAGTTGTATTTAAACTAGATCCTGTAGTTGCAGCCTGGAATATATCACCAACTTTCCAATTTTCTCTATCATATCCTTCAGTTGATATTGTATTAAAGTTTGCAAAAGTAGCATTACCTAAATCTGTTATTTTATAAAAAATGCCAGCTGTTAACGGATTACTTGTTAATGTAATTTCTGTTAAATCAGTTACTTTACCGATAGCAGTTTCTACACCACTATTAGCAACTTCACTTAATCCTTGTACAGTAAGTGAAGAGTTAGCGGTATATCCAGTTCCGGAATGTATTTCATTAACTGTAAGTAATAAATCGGCTCCACCCCCTAGATCACTCCCAGGAATAGTAATTACTTCACCAACTTTATATCCAGTACCAGCTGTTGTTGCAGTTACACTTTCAATTGTTTTATCTGCAGCAACGACAATAGTAACTACACCATTGACACCCGAACCAGAAGAACGTGATCCACCAGTTGATTTACCAGTTACAGTAGTACTAGCAGTTCGACCACTATCTGCAGATTCATCAAATACAAATGACGTTGGAGTAGCTGGTGTTGAAGAAGTAAGAGGATGTCCACCTTTTACAATTACATCTACTAGTTCACCAAATCTATTTACTTCAGTTTCAAATACTGCACCTGAACCATCTGATGCTGTGACTGTCGGAGCAGAATTATAACCGGCTCCAGGCTCAACAATTGATACACCATCAGCTGGAATAGCTCCACCAGTCTCAAGTTTTACAATTGACAATCGGGCTGATCTATTAGGACGAGCATTTGAAACTGGAGAAAAGAAAGAAGCTAATGCAATAATAAGTAGTGCAAGATCATCACGAATAAGACCAGGTTGTATACCAGGCATAGAAGAAAGTGTTTTCCTAAATGCTGCTGCGTTACTGTACGCAATTACATTTCTTTCTTCTGTTATTTCATTACCAAAAATATCTTTTGTTTTTTCAAGAATAGTTGTACGAGGGCCTTGTGGGCCAGCACCATCGCCTAATGAATCTCGAACAGCTTTAATAATAACGAGAATTTCACCAAAGTATTTAAACCCAGCCGGGTGCACTAATTTATTATACGTATTTTTCCATTGAGAAATATTACGTCCTGCTTTAATTACATAAGAAAACTTTTGATAAAATTCTGAATCTTGTATTTTTTGTTTGTCAGATAAAAATCCTTCATTATCTAGATATTTTCCGTCTTGTGACGGTCTAAGAAAATTAACAATGTGTCCACCACTACTTGAGTTTGGGGTTCCTACAAGCAAATTAAATGTTGGCGTTTTAGAGATTTCAATAAATAAACCAAATTTATTATTAGCAGTTTTTATTTCTTCATATGTAGCTTTTTGTACCCATTGATCGGTTTTTTCAAAATGATATATTATGCCACAATCGGTAACAGGATTATCTTCATCAAGGCCGTCAGAAAGAGGTGCACCGGCAATAATATTATTATTGTGTATTTTTACACTAGCGCCAAAATCATCATTAGTTTGACCACTAATTGGTATTAATCTATCTTCGATATCCCATTTTATAGTATTATTCGTTAAAACATTTCTTTTAAATACATATATTGACCTTGAGCCAGGCGCGCTAATAACACATGTAGGATTAGCTGGATTACTAATTACATCTAAATCAATAGAAGATCCAAATAAATCATTACTAGCTAATGTATCAGGCCTTAGTATTTGTTCTGGTACTGTATTAAATAAACCGGTTGTTAAATTTTTAGTAAATATAGACACAGAACCAGCATTATTACTTTTACTTGTCCAAGAAACAAGCAAATAATTTCCTTTCAAGAGTATTTTATCTGCCCATCCGTTAGCACCAGGTTCATTTAATTCTAAGGGAGTAGGAATGATTTGTGACTCTACCCAACTTGCACCTGTACCTTTATAGATAATAACAGCACCATTTGACAGGCCTGTAGTTACATAACCTGGTACACATACCGCTAATGTGTCTCTGTCTAATGATATATCTTTACCAAAATTTAGTCCGCCAGAAGAACCTTTTAATTTTGATTGAAATCTCCACGTATACGTTGATGGTGCTTGTGTTAAGAATCTTTGCCATATTTCTACTGTACCACTATTAGCTGCAGTACCTCCAGCGTGATCAGTATCACTAGGAGCTGATATAGCAACAATTTCATCAGACAAAGATACAACTGAACCAAACTTATCTCCAGATGCACCAGTAGTGCTTACCAGTTTTTGTTCCGAATTATAACTTTGTCCATTACCCTGTGAATTATAAATGTACACTGCACCTTCGTTAGAAGATTCGCCTGGTGCACCAACAGCCATCATTTTTACTACGTTGTCTAACGATATGGAACTACCAAACACATCGCCTGCTGTCGCATCAGTCGCAGTAATAGTATTAGGTAATTTATTATATGTTGCTGCAACTAAACTTTGATTATCCCAATTACCGGAAGAGGTTTTTAATGTAGAGTTCCATGGATAATCGACTTTAATTTCTTCGTCTTGAAAAAATAATTTAAAAAACAAATCAATTGAATTTTTAGAACCACGTATTCTATAAAAATCAATTAGCCTTTGATATAGTGCTCTTTTATTTACTTTAATGTTTTGATCGATAGCAGGAGCAATTTCCTTCTGCATCATATTTAAAAGCTCTTCATCATTTTCATTAATATTTAAAGCATCTTCTAATGTGTTTAATTTAAACGACGGATTTGCAATTACTAGATTTTGTATTGTTGTGCGAATTTTAATTTTTTTATTATTTAGACGTGCTGGTAATCCTACAATAGATAATGTTCTTCCCGAATTATCATCTAGCGATAATTCACTTGGTAAATTATCAACGTTAAACACATTAATATCATCATCAGCTAAATCATATTCAATTGAATTAGGACCAACTGTTAAGATATTACCTTCTGAATCAATAATTTGTGATGCTCGAGCAGCTCTTTGACTAAAAAACTTAGTATCTTTTAATTGGGGATCTGGTATACGAATTGTCGCAATACCATTAATAACAACATCTTCAAATTCTTCTATTTCTTTATAAAGAAACTCTTCAGTATTCATAAATTTATAATATGAATCAAGAAAAACTTTTAGTCCGCCAGAGTCTCCGCCCATAGAATACTCAAGCAATTCACTAGGAATTAACTCACTGGTTCTTAAATCTTCTTTAGTTCTTGATAACGTACTTCCAACAATATTAAATTTATCTAAACCAGAATTAGTATCACTTATTATTAAATGATCGTTTGCATCTAAAGTTTGTGGAATATCTAAAGTTATCTGAGTCTCAAAATTATTATTATCAAGAATCACAGAAGTAATTTTTGGTATACCAACTATGTTTTCGCCAGAAATTATTTGGCCAATTTGCGGCTTTATTTCGTTGTATGCCCCTTGGTTTTTTACTAATATGTCAGTAAAAATAATATCAGTGCCATTTGTTACTGCAGTTTTTACGTCGCCCGATAACGTTGTATCAAAATCTACTTGCGTAGTACGCCCTTCGATATATCCTCGAGAAAATGAATCTATATTCTTTAAACTTTTAACTGGCATATATTATCTCAATCTACTAGTAGTTGTATATTCAAGCGTACCTGAAGGTCCTGAGTACGCAATTTGATCAATTGATCCCGAAGCAAGAATTCGTGAAGCTTCAATATTAATTATTTGATTTCGCTTCGGCGCTATATCTAGTGAATCTGGAGTAATTGTTACTCTTATATCTGTAGGCGCATCTACTATAAAATTATTTAAAGTTATTACGCCATTTAAAGTATCTATTAAACCAGCCTCAGCTACTACAATTTGGGTTTGTGCATCTACTGTTTTATATACTATAACTTTTCTATTATTAGACTCATCTATTTCTAAATCTCCAAAGAAATGATCTACTCCACCAATTTTAAATGGTGTACTACTAATACTAAAAGCTTTTCCTCTTTTAACGAGGAATTTTCCAGCAAAGGTTAATGTAAATGTATTATCACCTTTTATTGTACTAGCAGTAATATTTTTATACATAAAGGGTCGAATGGTTGAACTTGTAATAGCTGGATCAGAATTATCAACTAAGCTTAAGAGTTCCGAATGTCTAAATACGCCATCGAACTTATTAAGTTGGTTAAAGTTATAATCTAGAATCGTATCAGTTACTAATGACTCAATAGCTTGCTTTGTTCTACTCGTAAGAGCCGGATTATATTTAAATATGACGTCCAATTCGATATTTGTAAATTCTGGATCTAATATTTCTGGAGTAATTGATACTGTATTTTTATTAGCTAATATAGTTTTAATTTCAGCTTTTTCACTTTGAGTTAAAGAGTTACCAATCAATGGCTTAATACTTAGGTATGCCTTTCCATAATCAGGAATAACATTATCCTCACCACCCCATGTAGAAATAGATTCAATATTTGCAAAGTTTCTTTGAATAATTGAAGAATAGTCTTGAGATGTAACTGCTCGATCCTGAGCTTGGAATGTAATAGGAGCATTAAACCTAATTGACTCTGTTGTTTCTGCAGCAGTACCACCAGAAGCTACATTTATTGTGGTAACAGATGTATTGATATTACCTGTTAATGTTGGAAAGTCTGTAGTAAGTGTAAATGCATTTGCACCATTGGCAGCTTCTCCGTCTGTAACAAGATAATCTAGGTTCACAATATTATCATTAACTGGCTTTTTACCAATAATACCATCGCCGAAATATATTTGGAAAAAGCCACTTGAATTTTCTTGTAAATGATATACTTGACTTAACGAATCAATTTCTTGTAGCGTCGTAAATTTGATATATGAATCAAACGCATTTGAATCTTGATTTTCCTGAATACGAACTCGTAATGAAGAAGTATCTGCGTTTATATCTGATATTTGAAACTTTTGATTTTCTATTTCGTTATCTACTCTATACGATAAGTATCTAAACCTACCTTGACCAATTGCTATTTGATCAAATGTATATGTTTTCGACGAACCTTCTTCTACAAGAATAGCGGTTTGCGATTGTAATGCAGAAAAAGTATACGCAACGCCATCAACTACTGAATTAAATTTAGTACCTCTTTCAACAACAAGTGCAGATGGAATTGTACCTTGATACGCACTTACATCTACGACTAGCTTTACATCTGCTCTAGGTGCTAATACAGATCGCGGAACATAACCAAGTAATCCTGCTCTTGATACAACATTACCACGAATTTGGGCAGAATCTAAGAAAGCCTCATTAAGAGAAAAGTGAGCTAGCATCGCATTATAGTGTGTATTATATGCAAGGACATCCATTAACACGTTTAGACCCGATCCGTCAAAATCATAATCTTTAAATTGTGATTGTGACTTCATAAAGCTTTTTAGATTTTCTTTTATCTGATCAAAGTCTAATTCTGTAACATTTAAATTTGATGCCATAACTATTTACCTGAGTCGTCTTAAATTAATTTCTAAGTCAGCAACTTCATCAGTTGCCTTTATACTAAATACAACAGTAATTCTATATTCACTATCGTTTTGATATGAATCAACAATGACATTAATATTGTCAATCCTTGGTTCATGATCTTCTAAAACTCTTTTAACATTATTTTTAAGGATATTTTTGTAATTGCGTCTGCTGGTTCAAATAGCAATCCTCTTAAATTAGAACCTAATTTAGAATTAAATGGTCTTTCATAAAAACTAGTAAGCAATAAATTCCTTATTGCGTTTTTAACAGCTGCAGCTCCTTTTAAAGGAATGATATCCCTTTTTTGCGGATGTACAATCATTTGCAAATTTAAATCAGTGTATCGTTCTTTTACTTTTGCGGCAGTATTGCCGACTGACGCAGCGGCCGCAGTATCACTAGTGCTTTGTCCACTATAAACTTGTGATGAACCGGATGAACCTGATGAGTAATATGTAGCCATACCTTTATTTATACCTCAGCTGCTGCAGCTTTTTTTAATTTAGCTTCCATATCACCAAGTAGGTCTTTACCTCTTGATAATAATCCGTCTAATTCGCCCTGTTTAGCTTTTAAAGCGTCAAGGGCATCATTCTTTCCACATATACTCATATTATCCTCCTACGAAAACATTAGATGAACCAGAAGATATATCATGGCCTGTGCCATATTGATCGCCGTCTCGTCCAATTCCTTTACTATTTGCAAATACATTTGAAGAATAAGTACTTAATGCTGGCGCATGTGCTGTACAACCGACATTAGGGTGACTTTCCATTGCATCATCCTGTCTAACTACTCCTTTACTATTCACTTTTACATTAGCTGAACCTGCAGCTGTCGCATAAGTTTTAGGTAAAGCACAATTATCACCTGTACCGTGTGCTACATCGACACTATCTGTACCATCTTTTCTTGCTGCTGCTGGCATATTATATCCTATGGGTTTAAGTGAATATTTGAGCCTGTTGAAACAATTGTAATATCTCCACCAGATGTTGTATCTTGAGTACCACCAAAATTTTCAGTCACGCTACCGGCTACGGTTTCATTAACACTACCGCCAATTGTTTCGTTTTTATTACCTGTAACATCGATATTCCAATCACCTAAGATAGTTGTATTACAGTCTTGGTCTATTGTTAAATTACAAACACCCGTTATATGAACATTATCATTACCAGTTGTTATTTGGAATCGATTACCATTATTCTGTACAACATCACCATTAGGATGTATCTCTACGAATGTACCAGAACGATGTCTTACATTAATTCTTTCAGCACCTGGTGTATCATCTATTTCAATAATATGGCCAGATGTTGTTTGTGTTACTTTATTATTCGGATACTCTGCTGCATAAGCTGTGACAGGCTCTTCAGTTACAGTATCAAGTTCTCGTGTAATGGTGTTCGTACCACGTGCTAACAAGTTTGTGTCTATATAATCTGATTCTAAATCTGTACCATCGGTATCTTGCTGAAACTTTGGATATGTTTCCGATGGATCAGCAAACCCTTTATCTGTAGAGGGTTTTTCCTCATAGGTTGATCCAACTGTTCCCATAATAATGGGGTCTTGCGCACTTGGACCATCTCTAAAGAATCCGACTACCCATGAACCATTCACTAATCCGTGTGTGGTTGTACCAATGCCAGATATGTTTGCAGAGTTTGTAGGGCCCATCACAGTTGCCCAAGGCAATGTTTCTGTTTTAATATCAATTAGACTTTCGGTATGATAACCAAACGCTCTTGCGCGAACTCGCCCTAGCTTTTCAGGATCGTTTATATCTTCTACGACACCCGTAAACCAGCAAAAATTACCACCTTTAAATGCATCACTATCTCTATTCATTTTTATATTCCAATTTTTATGTTAGAATCTAAATCATAATTTAGACTATCTTTATGTATGCTAACCAAACATCTATATTCATTTCCATCGAATACATGTTCTACAGCTGCTACTAAATACTTACCAGATAAATGCTTGTCAATCATTCCTTCTTTTTGATTACTTTCTAGTATATTAGCATCGGTACTTTTTACTATTTTTAACTCTATTATTTTTCCAGGGCATAAATTAAAATCACCATATAATTCTATTTCTAATCCCATAAATCTAATATTTTGAAAATATGAATTTTTTGCTGATATGCTATCTTTTATTTTTTCATGATAGGTTATTTTTTCTCCTTCAAAAGATTTAGAGTTTGAAGAAACAAAAAATTCTTTCGAACCATAGCTTTCATTTAATGCAGTATCATCAAATTTTATATTTTTT